GTCTTGAACTGCGTCATCGCTCATCTGCGTCTCCTTCACTTCGACTAAAAATTCATTGCCCTTGTCGGACAACACTACGGATTCTGTGGACGAGTCTGCGCCGTATGGCGTAATAGCGACTCCCCTCAGCGGCCAACTGCGAATCACGGTCGCAGGACCGGTAAACTGTTTTTGATTCACGGAGAACTCCGTTCCTTCGCTGACGTTCTCAACGCGGATACCGTCCCCTCCGAAATTGATAGAAGCCTGCCAGGGAATGCCTGCTTTGGCTTTGCGTGCGATATCGCCGGCACGGTCGTCTTCAGAGAAACTGACCAGCTTGCCACTTGCGACAAGACCTTCCGGGCTTTCTTCGAATTGGTCTAAGTAACCTATGATCTCGCCCGTATCGTGATTGAAATCAATTGGTATCTTTGCGGCGACATTCATGCCGCTCATGTCGTGGATAGTCTGTTGACCCCAGTACCAATGTTCAATCGATCCGCTGGAGCGAGCCAGCAGCCGAACATCGTATTCAGTAACAGGGCTATCGGCGTTTTCCGATTCAGTAAAACTGATTTCGCCCGAGGTGAAACGCAGGGCTTCTGCGCGTACTTTCTTTTGGCTCATAATTCGTCCTCTCGATCAACGATTTCGATTGCTTGACGTTGGATTTCTTCACCGGCCTGATCAGCGTCAAGCGGCACGCCGGCAATGTCTACGATGATTCCGGCTTCTGACATGTAAGACTGTTCGCTCGCGAGTTCGTCTACGACATCTCGGAACTCTTTCCCGTGACGTTCGCGTACTACCATCGAGCGTGTTTTTAGCCCGTTGTTGATGGCGGCGATGTCGGCGTTGATTTCTTGCAGCGGATTCCACCAAGGTGTACCATCAGCAACCCACTCCCAGTTCAACTGGCCGAGTGTTAGTCCACGAGGCAGCTTCAGAGTCCCGTCTGCGATAAACAGCTTCATTCGCCAGCCCGTTATGTGATCGAGTAGATCACTTAGTTGCTGTTGTTTAGCCTTACATGCTTTTTCGTAATGAATAAAAGCTGACCTGCTGCCGAAGAAGTTTGTGTATCCCTCGTCGTAAAAACTGTATGGAATATCTAAGGCTTTAAGGGACAGGCTTGTCATGGCCTGCGTGAAGTGTTGGAATTCCGTGGAGGGGGTTTTGCTCTCAATGATTTCGGCGGAGTCGCCAGGATCCATATCCAGAAGAACTGGTCCTTTACCCATGTCGACTTTGTATCCGCTTGGATCGTCCGTTTTCGTGTAGTCACCGAAACCGCCGGCGGCTTCCCTTGTTACGACTAAGCCGAACATTTGGCTGATTTTCATCTTGGCTAAAGCAAAATCAAAATTTTCATACAGGTCGCGCAGGGAATTGATAGCAGGAGCTAGCGGACTGATGCCGCGAACCTGATCGAAGCGTTGGTAATAGCCGAGGTGATAGACGTTGTTAAATCCGACTGTCCGTTCAAAGTCGTATCCTCCTTGGCCGTCACGCCTCCAGACAGCGAGCCGTTTCGAGCGGCCACCGGTGTTCACTCGAATGCCGTGAACCCATTGCTCGTCGTCAACGATTTTGTCTGGGTCACGAACACGGTCGCTTTCAATCGCCTGGAGTTGTCCGTTGGACAATTTGACGAAGAACACATCACCGTCGATTGTTCTGCGTTCTTCAGCCATGCGTATTAGCTGTGGCAACGAATGCCGGCCGGCAACGTCACAGTTGTGAGGTCGCGAGAACCATTCCATTAACGCACGCAACTCGGCATCCAGACCTTTGTCGCCGGTTTTAGGTTCAAAGCTGAAGCGAGCTACATAGTCCAGATGCCGGCGAATAGCCCAAGCGGCTACTGCGAAGTTCCTTTGCAAATCGCGTGCTGCGTTTGTAAGTCTTTTTCGCTTCGTTTTTGTTAGGAGTTGATCTGTGCTTTTAAGCCGGGTGGTCGGCATAAAGCGGCGGTCATTGGTTGCCGCACCATCATAGTCCAGATTCGTTTTGCGATTGCCGGTTATAAACCGTAAAGCGTCAGCTATCATTGGCATGGTTTAAATCGATTGTTGGAGCTAAGGGACGAGTACCGTTGGCTCTAGCAACTTCCTTTTGCCAGCGTGTCAATTCTTTGAGCATCTGGGATCGACTGACTTGTATCGTCGTCCCGTCTACGGTGGTTTGCATGATGCCGGAAGAGCCGGCTAGAATTTCAGCTTGAAGCTTGGCGACCATCTTTTCAGCAAAAGTTAGCGTGCTGGATGTCGCGTCGGTACGAGTGATGTTTGTAGGCATACACTCGTTATTGTTTAAAAACGCTTTATAGCGTTACGCCCGATATATTAGACGGCGTTATTTTCTTTTTCATATTTTTCGAACTGCTCTGGCGTGAGCAAACGGATATGCAACTCAAGCATTCGGTCGCTTTCAGCAAAGAATCTCATCTCTTTGCACATGTCTTCTATATTCGAGAATGTGAATACTGTTTCAGTTCCGCAGGGTTCTTTTACGTTTAGTTGGTAAATCATGCTGTTGCTCCGACCCGTATTGTAATCATCTTCATTCCGGAGGAGGATTATCAATAACGCTACAAACAAGATAGCTTGTAGCGTGAACGTGACACGTTTGGTCACTAACCCATCGCTTGCTGCACTTTAATCGCCAAATTCACATCTTGACGGCGGCGGCTGTAATGCTCAGTCATTCGTTCGGTGATGTGTCCGACGACTGCTTTTGCACCAGCTTTGGAATGTTGATCGCACAGCAATCCAGTGTAGTAATGTCGCAGCTTATGCGCTGTGAACTTCTTCACGCCGGCTTTGGTGCAAAGCTCGGCAATGGCTTCGTTGTAATTTTTATTTGTGAAGAAATCGTTGAGACGCGAGCGTTTGAGAGCTTTATATTCGTCCCCCCATAGCCGATCCTTCGGAGATAAATCAGTTCGCTTAACAACGGTGTATTTAACGAGTTTCGTTTTTCGCTTGTATTTTTTGACCATCACGGATGGAGTGCAATCAACGTACTTGCTTTCTGCTTTGATTACCCAGCCGGCGGTTCTCAGCCGTTTCAAAGCAGAGATTAAGTTACCTATCACAAACGACAAACGGTCGCTAACGTCGACACCAGCATCAAGGAGCTTCGCTAACTTAAGCATATCTGCGTGGTAGGGACACACCGGATTAAATGTGTTCTCCCAAGCTCGCATGACTTTACGGCTAAAGATGTAGCCGCTCTTTGCCTCAGGTGACATATCACGAAAGTTCTTCAAGGCCGTGATGGCTTTCTGTCCTATCACGACTGTTAAATCCATCACTTTCGACGTTTTGTGAACTGGTGGATTGTAAAGCCAAACGCCATCGCTTTCTTCTCGTGACTCGTCTATTTGATCCCAGCGTATATTACAAACATTTTGGGAACGAATTGCAGTTGTCGATGCAAGAATCAGAAGAGTTCTCATGGTTGGACACGCGGCATCGATTACGGACTCCACATCTTTTGTCGACGGCACATGGATTGGCTCAGGAGGTTCAATTCTCGCGTCATCTTCAGCGAGTGATTGGATCGCTGAAATATCGATGTATGTCTCTCTCGAAATCATGTTATGAGTTCGCGCATATTTGAAAATCGATTTGATCTTGGAAATCCGTTCGTTAATTAATTTTCGTCGGCCTGCATTCATCCGGATCATATATTCGCGTAATTCTAGAAGCGTGTTGCACGTGACTTGATCAGCCGGCATCTCGGAGTAAGGCAGAAGCAATCTGCCAATTTTGATCAGCGTATTAAAATACGCTCGGACTGTCGTCGTGTATTGATTGTGCTTCTCTTTCCGGTAGCCACGGCGTTTTGCTGTGTCATTGAAATAAGCTTCGAACACATCCACAACCAAAGCTCCGTGTTTCGATTTCTCAGCGGTCGAGGTTCCTGGGTCTTCAATAGATTTGTGAGCTTCCAGATGAACATTGGTGGAACTATCTACGCGCGCTCCTAGGTGGAGCTTAAGTTCATCCAACGATTTATAGCAACTGAAACTGAAGGGTTCGCCCTTGAGGTATTCGTACTTCCAGTTGTAGCCAGATTTCTTAGAATCATCTACGTACTTGACGCGGACATAGGGACGTTTTTTTGTCTTGTGGACTTTGATCTTGAACTCGTGGCCGCCGTACCATTTCTTTTCGCTTTTTTTCATTGCACCATATCCTTGTTTGTTAATAACTCATTATAGGTTGTTATCGGCGGGTTGCCACCGGTTAAGAAACCTATTTTGCGTACAATGATCATTTTGTACGCAAAAGTCAATGCCAGTGAAAAATCCAATCTACGCTGGAAACACTTGTAGAGAAGTGTAATTAGCTCTTTGAAGAGAGCTTTTAAAGAGTACTGATACCGAGGTTATGAGCCTCGCGAGCTACCGGGCTGCTCCACCCCGCGTCCGTTGCATTCTTCGAAAATTATAGTCTCAATATCATAATTCTCTTATCACCACTGACCGTGGTGATCACTTCGTCTAAACACCACTATACACGCTTCCGCAATTATCGCCACAGCGCTATGCGTACTTTTTGCGTACTTTTTGCGTACTACTCTGACTCTAACTCTAAGAGTTTATTCGCTAGCTCCTGGTGAGCCGATCCAACGAAAACAGATACTCTTCTAGCCCCTTCGCGGAAGTTCACAGAGAACGCTAAGTCTAACGATTTGATATCAGACTCTTCCATTCTATCTGCTACCGCTTGTAGTTGATTGGCAACCTCCATTAATCCGGCAGCCGCGCGAGCGAGTTTCTCTTTCTTAAATTTCTCTGTCTTTTTTATTGGCATCTCTAGCCCCCCCTATGTAGTGGATTGATACGCACTTATCCGCACGCTTCGCCACTGATCACCACCCTTTGTACCCCATATATCAAGATTGCTCCATGGGTAAATTGGGGTGAAAGTTGAATAAAATAAAACAAACTACTGGAACCGGCCGGTGACCGCCGGTATAACCTGTTTGACGAATTTGGAGCAAGCATCACCACAGGGGGCGTTATGGCAATCGACAATTACAAAACAGCAAATGAAGCTGCAACCTTTCTTCGAGTTCATAAGAACACGATTTTAGATTGGCTCAACAACGGAAAACTCAAAGGGAGCAAAATTGTTAATTCTTACTGGCTCATTCCAGATGCTGAGATCGAACGTCTGATCAAAGAAGGTTGCAATGCTTCACAAGAGACTGCGGTTGTTCCGGCTACCGCAACAAAGCTCACCGGCACGCAACGAATGGAAAATTTAATCAGTTAGGAGTAGGGGAATGGAATCCTTATTTGAAGAAAAAACACTCAGTCGGCGGAACGATCCGCAAACATCTAAAGATGCCGCAAATGACATGGTCAGCACCGGCAAATTAGCCCGCGCAGAACAGTTCGCATACTTTCTTATTTTGAACCATCCGGGTTCTACAGCGCGTGAAATTGAAGAACTGAAAGACCTCGAACGATGCACAGTGCAGAGACGGGTCGCCGGCTTAGTTGAAAAAGGCTTAGTCATTAAGGGCGATCCAAAAAAGCAAGCTAACGGCCGATCTGCGGCCACGCTTTATTCCCGATCAGCTTATTTCACAAGGAAGCCACGATGAGCCACGAAATAGAATTTGACACCCAGCAAGAAGCCATTGACGCAGCAGAAAGCCATGACGGCTTGAAAACGATTTTTAAACGCGATGGAAAACATGTGTTGCTGATTCGCGACAACTCTGTCGTGACAGAAACGCCAATTGCAGTCAAAGAGGAAGACGAACAAGAGGTTCAGGACGTTGACAACGAAGAAAAAGAAGAAGACTCCGAAGAGTGATCCGGTTAAACATCCGGATCATTACTGCCGCGGCGATGGATTGCTGGAAAGCTGGGATGCCTATGTTGCTACGTATGGACGCGAAGCAGCCATCTCGGCGGCACGCTTTAACATTCACAAATACCTTAGCCGCTTTGACCGAAAGGGGCAGGCTCTCCAGGATTTGTGCAAGATTCAGCAGTACGCTGAAATGCTGAAACCACTAGTTGCAGACGATTACGATTGGCCGGTCGGATGACACGAAAATATGAACCTCGCGGAGTGTTTGCGACTAAGCCCGCGTGGCGATGCAAACGGTGCGGAGCAATGGTGAAAACAGAAAAATGTATCAGTTGTTTGATGGAACATAAGAATGCTCAACCCTCTGAAACTACATGGAACATACGAAAACGATTTGACAGAGAACGCTCTCGAAACCATGAACAGGGAAACAGTTGAACGGTTGAAGAGAGGAAAGGCTATTTACGAAGACCCGGCCAGGGACGGAATGTTTTACACGGACGGAAGATACTACGGAATGGTGGCCGGAGCGAGTATGTGTGATTGGACAAGGTACTCGCAAAGATTTAGTCGGGCGGCTGATCATTTCGAGAAACAACTTAATTGGATTTTAAATTGTTGTCAGGGGGCATTGGAAGATGAACAAAAATCGAAACTTAACGATGAATGAAGCTATTCAAAAAACTGAAAGTACGCTCGTCGCGTCGAAGCACAAATGGATGCACATGCTTCCAAAGCACGTAGACCCAGACAAAGCTCTGCACATCATCATGAACGTGATTAGAAACAACGCTGAACTCCTAAACAGCGATCACTCATCGTTCTGGGGCGCGATCTATCAAGTATTAAACCTTGGGTTACGGCCGGACGGATTAATGGGCGAAGCGTACATGGTTCCAATCGGAGGGCAAGTAAAACTATTCATAGGATACAAGGGGCTGATTGCTTTAGCACGACGATCTGGGGAGATCGCTAAAGTAACGGCGAGCGTTGCGCGAGAAGGGGATGCCTTTAGCTACCAAATGGGGGATGAAGAGAGCATTGAGCATGCTCCAGCTACGGGTATGGATCGCGCAAGCTCGCCAATCACTCACGCTTACGTGATCGTCACGCTAAATAATGGAGAGAAGGTGCGTGCTGTTATGGATCACTCGGAATTAGAACATCACAAAAAACAACACGCTCGCGGATCAAATCGAAAGGATTCGCCTTGGAACACTAGCTTTGAACAGATGGCTCTTAAAACGGTTATCCGGAAGCTATTCAACTCCGGCTCAATTCCGATGTCTACCGATTTATCTGACGCACTCAGCGATGACGGACACATTCCTAACGCATCGATGGGGACGATGCAGCACGAGTTTGTAACCTCATTGAATTCAGAAGAAGAAACTGAAGTGGTGGAGGCTGAACTATGAAGAACTGCTGCATGGGTCATTTGAAAACTGAGGCGTTAGTAAAAGCACTTGGACTTCGAAAGTATGAGGCAATCGGCATTTTAGAATGTTTGTTTCAGTTCGCTCAATCTTCCGCGAAGGAAGGAAACATCGGCAAATACTCTAACCTCCAAATTGCCCTAGCCATGGGGTGGGTGGATGGTGACGTAGATAAAGGTTTAGACAACGCTGATCGTTTAATCGATGCGTTATTGACGTGCGGGTTTCTAGACAATGACCCCGACCACCGGCTAATCATCCACGATTGGGAAGAGCATGCTCCGAACTACGTTAAAGACAATCTGCGTAAAAAACGCAGTCGTGCAAAAGCCAAGCCTGTCTCAGAAATTCCGAATCTGTCCGAATCTGTCCGAGATTGTCCGGACTCGTCCGCGTCTGTCTCAATTAACCTACCTAACCAAGGTAACCAACCTAACCAAGATCACTTTTCTGTTTTTAAAAATGCTTGGAATGAAAGAGCTAAAACGCAATGGCCTCACATGAGTTCGTGCAACAAGCTTTCAGAGTCTCGGAAAGCAATCATACAGGATTACATTGACGCAGACGCAACATGGTTGGAGCAGGCTCTGTCGGCAATAGAAAAGTTACCGCTGCCATCTCGCTTAGACGGCTCGCACAAAGCAAACGTGAAATGGTTTCTTGGAACGGACATGGTACTACAAATCAACGAGGGGTTCGGCCAATGGGGCAAGGACTACAAACCACCGCCAGTCAAAAAGCGTGAAACACCTGAACAACGTCAAGCCCGCGCAGAAGCGTCTGCTCTTCATCAAATGATTCAAGAGCATCGTAAAGAGGGCAATGGGACTAGTGAAGCGTGTGAAGCCCTCAAGCGGCGGCTGGAGGAAGTTGAGAAGGTTACCGCATGAGAACTTTTATCGGTATCGATCCTGGGAAGAAAGGCGGCGTTGCAGTCATTCGTGATGACATTGCTACTGCTTACAAAATTCGCGAAACACTCGGCGACAATCGTGATCTATTTGAGCAGATAAGCGAATACTCGAATTCGTTTTGTCTCATTGAAGAGGTTCACGCAATGCCAGGCAATGGAGTTCGTTCGATGTTCGAGTTTGGTAAGAACTTCGGAATGTTACTTACGTTTCTGCACTCGAATTACATCGCTTTCGAAACGGTCACTCCGCAAACTTGGCAAAAAGAATTTGGACTCCTTACACCTCAGCTTAAGGAAGCAACCGGCAAACGGGAGTTTACAAAAACGGAGAAGAAACGGTTTCACTATGAGAAAGCACAGGAGCTTTTTCCGCACATCAAAATGACACACGCGCTTGCAGATGCATTGTTGATCGCTGAGTACAACCGGAGGAGTACGTGATGTCTAGCGTTCGGCGTGAAGCTCCTATTGTTAGCGAGCTTGAGCATTTGGTTACGAACGTACCTCAGTGTGTAGATAAAATCGCACTGCATGTAACCGTGAGCAGAAGCTACGTCCGGCAAGTTCTAAACAAGATGGCTCGGTGGGGGATGATAAATCGGCGACCGCAATATTTAGTCAAAAACAGATGGACAGGCAAAATGCGGGTCGTGGCTGAGATAGATAGAGCCTCCGGCGATTGCTTAGAACATCATCGTCCCACCCTTTATTGGAAGGAATCCAAATGAAAGCGTTTTTTACAAAGCCCGGAACACGCGAACGAGCAATGATCCGGACAAACACTATCGATGCGGTGTGTCCGCTTAAGCCTGTTCTTGAATCCGATGGGTTTATCGAAGTAGGCCGTATTCAATTTTGGAAACATGTATTTTTTTGGTGGAAGAAATAACACGTAGTGAAATCGGGTTGGTGGCAATCTTCGTGACATTACAACTACCATCGCTTGTCGCAATGGTAGCGTTCGTTTTGACGGCAATACTTTTGGGGAAAGTGAAGATTCAATGACATTAATAAGTTCTTTTTACCGTCTCGTTGCACAGGAGATGACAAACGCTTTAACCGAATGGGAACCCGAAAAACTAGTTTCGTGGCCGACATACGCGCGTGTGCAATTCCAGAACCGCAAAGCACAAATCGAAATACCAAGTGCGTTAGGAAATAATGTTTTCTTTGAGAGTTATCCAGACGAAGAGATAGATGCTTATGTACACGAATTGATTGATATTTCCTCAGCTGTTTCAATTCGTCTTTACCTCGAACAAGAATTGTTTTTTGAACACGAAATTGAACCGTTATCATCGTCGCGTGACTTTTACGACAAAATGGCAGATCGTGCAGACAGATCAGTCGTTGTGGGGTCGGCAAATTGATAAC